GCCTACCACTTCCATTGGTAGGAAGCCTGCTGGCGGTGGCACGATCCATGAAGATGTGAATCTGCTCTCTGCAAAGAGAATCAACACATTCCTTGCAGATGGTACAAGCAAAGACTTTTTCCTTGACTCCACCAATATTGACTCTGACTTTAAGCCTATCGTCAAGGTCAATAACGCCGTGGTGAGCAATTACACGGTGGATTACGGCGCAGGCAAGATTACCTTTTCCACTGCACCTACTGTCCCCCTGACTGACGGACAGGACAATGTATCGGTAGAGTTCAAGAAGACTGTTTCTGGGTATACAGACAAGATTCTGAAATGCACTCTGCTACAGGTATTCGATAACCGAGTGTTCTTTAGCGGCAACGAGGACTATCCGAACACGGTATGGCATTGCAACTTGAATGACCCTACCTATTGCAGCGACTTGGACTATTACAACGAAGGTCTGGACAATGCACATATTAAAGGTCTGGTAGCTGGCAACAACGTACTGTGGGTGTTCCGTGAGCCGTCTCAGGCAAATACTACGGTGTTCTATCACACGCCTACCATTGATGCAGATTACGGCAAAATCTATCCGTCTCAGCATTCCAGTATCACGACTGGATGTATCGGCAAGGCAATCAACTTCAACGATGACATTATCTTCTTCTCTGAGCGAGGAATGGAAGGTATCAGCGGTGACATTACCACTGAACAGTCTGTTGCACATAGAAGCGCAATGGTAGATCGCAAACTGATTGCCGAAGCTGATTACACAAACATGATTTTGGAAGAGTGGGAAGGTTATCTGTTTGCGTTCATTGGTGACAAGGCATATCTGGCAGACTCTAGGGCAATGTTCCAGAACGAGAATCACTATGAATATGAGTGGTTCTATTGGGATTTAGGCAAGAAGGTCACTTGCGCCAGAGTTGACGGCGGTATTCTGTACTTAGGCACAGATGACGGCGTTTACACGCTGACCGGGACTGCGGATGTGGAAAGCTATTGGGTAACTCCGAAGGACAAGTTCAATGCTCCGCACTTGCTGAAAACCACGAACAAGAGGGGTAGTGTTTCCGAAGCTACGGGCGATATTGCTGTCTACGCCAAGTTGGAAGACACAGGCTTTGAGTTGGTTGGCGAATACAACGGCGTGACAGATTACTTTGTCAGCAGGATCAAACGGAAAAAGTGGAAAGACATTCAGCTTAAATTCTACTCGCAGACGAGATTCAGCCTTGAAACAGTTACCCTTGAAGCGTTTTTGGGTGGCTATATCAAGCGGTGAGGGGGAAGATAAATGGCTACGAATTACGATATCAATTACGATGATAAACGCTTTACACAGGTGGAATCGGACAAGAGTGCTGCCTTAAACCAGATTAACAAGACTTATGACAGCATGATTAATCAGTCTGACAAGTATTATCAGAATCAGATTGATGCTGCAAAAGAGTGGGGAGAGACACAGGCGAAGAATCAGCAGGAGCAGACCGATTTCGCCATTGAGCAGATTGAGCAGCAGAAAGACCAGACCCATAAGGACTATGTAAAGGAGCAGTCTGGTGCTTATGTGGACTGGCAGAAGCAGAGTGGTCAGTACGGTGTAAATGCCGAGCAGCAGGCGGCACAGGGCATGACCAACACAGGCTATGCCGAAAGTTCTCAGGTCAGTATGTACAACACCTATCAGAATCGTGTTGCTACTGCGAGAGAGGTCTATAGTCGTGCTGTTCTGAACTACGACAATGCTATCAAGGATGCCCGTTTGCAGAACAATGCTGCACTGGCAGAGATCGCATACAACGCATTGCAGACTCAGCTTGAATTGGCTCTTGAGGGATTCCAGTATAAGAACTCTCTTATTATGGCAAAGACCGACAAGCAGCTCGAATTGGATAACACCTACTATGGTCGTTATCAGGATGTGTTGGCTCAGATCAATACAGAAAACTCTCTTGCCGAGGAAGTCCGTCAGTATAACGCAAGTCTGGCGGAGGAACAGAGACAGTACAACCAGAACTATGCTCTGAATCAGGCAGAGTTGAAGTTGGCGCAGGACAAGTTCGCCTATGAGAAAGCGCAGGCTGCCAAGGTTGCAATCGGTGGCGGCGGTTCTGGCGGTAGCTCTGGTGGTGGCACAGCCAAGAAGAAAGGTACTACTGGCAACGGATGGATTAGCACGGGCGCAGGAAGAAAGTCTACTACATCTGTTGCAAAGAATGAGGGAACTAAGAAGTCCAGTCCTACTATCGACATGAACAGCGTTCTCGCTTTGGGATATGGCCCGATTAGCGAAGCAAGGCTGAGTCAGTTGGTGGATCAGGGATTGGTTGAGCAGTATGTGTCTGGCAACAAAATCAAGTTCCGTAAGTCTGCATATACCAACAAACAGTCTATGTTGTTGAGATAAAGGGGTGATAGCCTATGAGTTTTACGGACAATTACTTGGAACTCCGTAAAAAGAAGAAGGAGAACGAGAAGAAGACTACAGCAGAAAGAACGGGTCACTCCTTCACGGATAACTACTTGTCTGAGCGTGAAAAGAGTCAGGCACTACAAGAAGACATTGCCCCTGTTCGTACTACTCCTGTAAAGACCACCACAAAAGCAGATGAAGAGCGCACATGGTTCAGCAAAGGTGCGTTTGATGACGGCTACGATGTTGGCGATATTTCCATGACGATCCTAGGAACTGTAACCGACATTATGGAAGAAGCAGGAGCAGGTATTCTTGGCATGGGCGAGAGAGTTGTTGATGCTGGTGCTTACTTGGCTGGCGGTGTCGGCAATATGTTCGGCGCAGATGAATTTGCGGAGGACACAAAGAAGTTCATCTCCAAAGACCTGTACGATGAAAAGAAGATCGCACAGAACCTACTCTCTGGCGGTAAGGCAGACGAGTTCTCCGTGTTGGGAGAGAAGTCTGATTCTTTATTGCAGTCTGGCGGTCAGCTTGCCGCAACTGTAGGCTTGCAGATGGTCGGCGTTCCTTGGTTCGTAACGACTGGTTTAACGAGTTTCGGCAGCGAGGTCGAGAACGCCTTTAATCAGGGTGCTACATACGGCGAAGCTGGTCTGAGTGCTGCTATCTCCGCAGGCGCAGAAATCCTTACAGAGAAAATCTCTGGCGGTATCAGCTTTGGTGGCAAGACTCTGGACGATGCTCTCACAAAGAATATTGCCAGAAACATTTCCAACAAGACTGTCAGAACACTCTCTAAGTTGGGTCTGGATATGGCAGGCGAAGGTACAGAAGAATTGCTGTCTGGCGTTATGGGCGCAATCGGACAGAAGATCACCTATGCTGACGATAAGGAACTGACTGAACTGTTCTCCAAAGAGGAAGCATTGGAATCCTTCATTGGCGGTGCTGTCCTTGGTGGTGGCATGAGCGGCGCTAATGTCATTAAGTCAGCAAAGAGCGGCGTTGACTATGCTTCTGGTCTGACTGCCAACGAAGAGAAGGTGGTCAAAAAGGTCTATGAAGACCGAGTAAAAGAAGCCGAGAAGAACGGCGAAGTCTCTGAGAAAGAGAAGTCTAAAATCTATGACGAAGTTCTGGAAGAGATGGAGAAAGGCGGTATCTCCACCGACACCATTGAGGAAGTGTTGGGCGGCGATACGTTCCAGACCTATCAGAACGCCGTAAAGAATGAAGACTCTCTCCGGGAAACATTCAATCAGCTTAACCAGATGAAACAGGGCGAGATGACAGGTGAGCAAATCGACCTGAGAAATGAACTGAAAGAGCAGTTGAAGGAACTGGAAAGCAAGGGTGAGCGCAATCAGTTGAAGTCCCGGCTTGGCAGCGAGGTTATGTCTCTGGTACAGGGTGACAGACTGATTGAAAGCTACAACGAGCGATCCAGAAAAGGACAGGCGTTTGAAGCTGACCTGACGAAGTACAATGAGAAGCAGAAAGCCGTTGTCCAGAAAGCGATTGACAGCGGCATCCTGAATAACACAAGAAGAACGCATGAGTTTGTGGACATGGTTTCTAAAATCTCCGCAGACAAGGGCGTTCTTTTTGATTTCGCCAACAATGCCAAGCTGAAAGAAAGTGGCTTTGCAATGGATGGCAAGACCATCAACGGATTTGTCACAAAGGACGGCGTAACGCTGAACATCGACTCTGCCAAGTCCCTTAACTCTGTTGTTGGACATGAGATTACCCATGTGCTTGAGGGAACGGAACTGTACACTGCATTGCAGTCCGCTGTGGTGGAGTATGCCAAGACCAAGGGTGACTATCAGGGCAGGTACGATTCCATTACGAAACTCTATGAGGGTATCGAAGGTGCAAATGTTGATGCGGAACTGACTGCCGATTTGGTGGGCGATTATCTGTTCACTGACCATGACTTTATCCACAATCTTTCCACAAATCACAGAAATGTGTTCCAGAAGATTTACGATGAAGTCAAGTATCTGTACAAGGTTGCCACCGCAGGCAGCAAAGAAGCACGGGAACTGGAAAAGGTCAAGAGAGCCTTTGAGAAAGCCTATAAAGAGGGCGGCAAAGCGCAAAAAAATACCGCTGATAGCGGCACAAAGTACAGTCTTAATGAGTTTGATGACGGCAGAAGATTTGTTGATGTAATCACAGATCAGACACAGTTTGATGGTCTTGACGATAAAGCTAAGACCAAACTAGCCATCAGTATTATTAAGCAGCGTTTTGCTGGGCATACGGTTGGCATTGATAATCCTGTATTCGTCAACGGCAGAAGTGCAGCGGAGTATGGTCATCCCGTAAAAAATATCAGTTCCGATATTCGAGATGCAAAAATGAGAGCATCTACAGAATTGGACAACCTGATTGATGCAGGAACGAACTTCCGCACACAACCTGACGGAGCAGACGGTCATGTGCATCCCAACGCAACGGGAGATTTCGAGTATTTTGATGCGATTTTTAAAGTCGGCAATGAATACTATGAGGGCGTTGTCAATATTGAGAATGTCGCAAGAGGCCGTTTGTTCAAAGATGTTACCAAAATAAAAAATATCACGCAGGACATCAGTAGCTCATACGGAAATAATCCGAAGTCTACATTCCTACGTGATAATTCTATGGACAGGGTATCACAGCAGGAAGAATCTG